CCCTTCTTTCTTCGCGCGCAGGTTTCGACAGGGGCTCCATGAGCAAATCAGCCGAATGGGCGGCCCGTGATGAGGAGGAATCTCTGCGGGCGGCGCTGCGCAAGAAAGGCCGCAAGATCCGTCGCGCCCAGCGGCGAAACTGCCTCCGCATGACTGTGTGGCGGCTCCTCCGGTTCCTCCACCTGAGGCGCGCCTGATGGGTCGCCGGGGACCGCCCCCAACGCCGACGGCGCTCAAGATTCTCCGCGGCAATCCCGGGCGCCGTCCGCTCAACCTGCGTGAGCCGGCGCCCCCGTCGGCGATCCCATCGCCGCCCACCCATCTCGACGCGGTCGCCCGGTCGGAGTGGCGGCGCGTCGTGCCCCAGCTCGCGAAGGCCCAGCTCCTCACGCTGGTGGATCGCGCCGCGCTCACCGGCTACTGCCTGGCCTGGTCGGCGTCGGTCGACGCCACCCGCAAGCTCGCCGCGAGCTCGACCATTCTCACGTCCGTAAAGGGCTACCCCTACCAGAACCCGGAAGTCCTGCGACTCAATCAGGCGCTCAAGCAATTGCTCCGGTTCTCCCAGGAGTTTGGCATGACGCCGGCGAGTCGAAGCCGGATCGAGGTTGACGCCCCGCCAGTTGGCGGACAGCTTGAGGCATTCCGGCGGAGGCATCCGAGTGGCTGACCGGGTCACGGCCTATGCGAAGTCTGTCGTGAGTGGTCGCGTGCTCGCTGGCCGGCTTGTGCGGCTCGCTTGCCAGCGGCACCTTGACGACCTGGGCCCGGCCGGGCGGGCGCGGGGCCTGCGCTTTGACCGCACCGCGGCCGATCACGCGCTCGACTTCTTCCCCGCCTTCCTGCGCCTCTCCGAGGGCGAGCACGCCGGCCTGCCCTTCCGCCTCCAACCGTGGCAAGCCTTCATCGTGGGCTCACTCTTCGGGTGGAAGGGCCGCGACGGGTTCCGCCGATTCCGGACGGCCTACATCGAGGTCTCGAAGGGGGCGGGGAAAACGCCACTGCTCGCGGGCATCGGCCTGTACGGGATCACCTGCGACAAGGAACCGGGCGCGCAGGTTTTCGCCGCGGCGGTCACGCGCGAGCAGGCCGGCGGCCCGGCCTCGCTGTTCGCTGACGCCAAGGCCATGGCGTCGAGCTCGCCCGCGCTCGCGGCCGACCTGGAGATTGGCGAGCACAACATCGCGCACCTGCCGAGCCGCTCGTTCCTCCGCCCGGTGTCGTCGGAAGGCCGCTCCCTCGACACCAAGCGGGTCCACATGGCCCTGATCGACGAGATCCACGAACACCCAACGGCCGTCGTCGTTGACAAGCTCCGTGCTGGGACGAAGGGACGCCGGCAGGCGCTCATCCTTGAGATCACGAACGCTGGCTATGACCGCCTCTCCGTCTGCTGGGCGCACCACGAATACTCCGCCAAGGTGCTCGAAGGCACGCTCGCGCAGGACGCGTGGTTTGCCTACGTCTGCACCCTCGACCCGTGCGAGCCCTGCCGGATCGAAGGCCAGACCCAACCCAAGGAAGGGTGCGCGGCCTGCGACGACTGGACCAACGAGCGCGTGTGGCCGAAAGTGAACCCGAACCTCGGCGTTTCCATCTCGAAGAAGTACCTCCGCGAGCAGGTCGCCGAGGCGCAAGGGATGCCGAGCAAGCGGGACATCGTCCAGCGGCTCAACTTCTGCCTATGGACAGCGAGCCACCTGACATGGATCGCCGCCGACCGTTGGCGGAGTTGTGACGGCCGGGTCGAGGACGACGACCTGGGCGGTGTCCCGTGCTTCGCCGGCCTCGACCTCGGGCAGACCGACGACTTCTCCGCGCTCGCCCTCGTCTTCATGCTGCCAGACGGTCGCGTGGCCGTGCGGATGCGCTACTGGATTCCCGAGGCGGCGATGGCTGCCCGGCCTGATCGCCCCTACCCGGCCTGGCGCTCGGCGGGCCTCCTGTCGGTCACGGAGGGCGACACCACCGACTACGACCAGGTGGAGCAGGAGGTCGGCGAGCTGTGCCAGCGCTGGGGCGTCCAGGAGCTCGCCTACGACAAGCGCTTTGCCGAGCAGCTCGCCCTCCACCTGGCCGGACTCGGCGTCACCTGCGTTGACATGCCGCAGGGCTACCAGCTCAACGAGGGCATCCGCAAGGTTGAAGCGCTCGTCAAGCAGGGCAAGCTCGCGCACGGCGGCGACCCGCTCCTCGGCTGGATGGTCTCGAACGTCGCGCTCCGCCGGGGCACCCGCGGCGAGGTCCGCCTCGACAAGCAGAAGGCCGCGGACAAGATCGACGGGGTTGCCAGTCTTTGTATGGCGATGACGCGAGCGATCGTCGGGCCGCCGGCCTCTGAGGCGCGGATCACGGTGCTCGGATGAATCGCTCGGCCTCGTGTATCGCCCTGTGGTGGACGGCGCTTGACATCCTCCGAGATGGGAACATTGGTTGGCCTTGGAATTGGCCCGAGCGCCGCCGTGACCCGGAACTGTTGGCCATGATCGTGGTCTGCCATTCTTTTGGTGTCAGCGACAAGCATGTGAGTGATGCCTTGGGTTTAGACATCCGGATGATTCGGCGGACTCGGGAATTAGGCCAGGTGCAACTGCGGGCCCGCTGGATGGAGACTGCGGTCAAATTCCGCCGTCTCCGTCTGGCCCGGGCGACCACGAGGGGTCAGTGACCCCCGCCCGTTGGCACGCGCTCGAGCAGGCCCTCGCCCTGACCTGCGTGACTGCGGGTGTGGCCTTGCTTTCCGTCCCGGCCGCGCTCATCGTGTGCGGCATAGGCCTCTATGCTTCGACTGTGCTCGACCGGAGGACCTGACCATGGGTATCCTGGCGCAGCTCATCACGGGCCAGCCGATCGGCGCGACCTACGCGCCATGGGACGACTTCTGGTTTCAGAAGGACCCGCGCGGCAGCGCGACCGAGTCGGGCTATCCGGTCACGGCCGACGGCGCCCTCCGCTTAAGCGCCGTCCACGCCTGCGTCGGGCTCCTGGCCGACATGGTCGGCACCCTGCCGCTGCACGTCTACCGCCGACTCCCGAACGAAGGCAAGGAGCGGGCGACGAGCAATCCGCTCTACTACCTCCTCCACCGCCAGCCGAACATGCGGCACACGGCGAAGGAGTGGCGGAGCCACGGGACAGCCAATCTGCTGCTCCGCGGCAACTTCTACAACCGGATCATGCTCGACCGGCGCGGCGCGGTGACGGCGCTTCTACCGCTGCATCCCGATCGCGTGACGGTGCGGCTTCTCGACTCTGGTCGCCGCGGCTACCTCTACCGGCCGCCCCAGGGCGCCGAGGTGCCGCTCACCCAGGACGAGGTGTTCCACGTGATGGGCCTCTCGCTCGACGGCGTGACCGGCTGCTCCGTGATCGAGTACGCGCGCGAGACTATCGGCAGCGCCCAGGCGCAGGAGGGCTTTGCCGCCCGCTTCTGGCGGCAGGGCGCGGAGGGGCACCTGGCCTTCGTCGCGCCGAACGCCCTGAGCCCGGCGGCCCGCGAGGCGAACGAGAAGGTACTCCAGCAGCGGGTCGGCGGGTGGCAGCAGGCCCACAAGCCGATCCTCCTCGAGGGCGGCATGAAGGCCGAGCGAATCTCCGTCAGCGGCCGAGATGCCCAGTACATCGAGAGCCGGAAGTTCAGCGTGGCCGACATCGCGCGGTTCTTCCGCGTGCCGCCGCACATGATCGGCGACGTCGACGGGAGCACGAGCTGGGGGACGGGCATTGAGCAGATGACGATTGGCTTCGTCAACTTCACGCTGCTGCCATGGCTCGTCGCCTTCGAGCAGGCGGCCGACAGGGACCTCATCTTGGCCGATGATCTGTTCGCGGAGTTCAACGTCGACGGATTGCTCCGAGGCGAGGCCGCCACGCGCGCGACTGCCCACCGCCAGTACACGGACGGGGGGATCAAGTCAATCAACGAAGTCCGCGTGATCGAGAACCTCAACCCGCTACAGGGCGAGGAGTTCGAGCGCCCGCACCGTGCGGCCAACATCGGCAGCTCGCCAGCAGGCGGCGACCCAGCGACGACCCGGCGTGTCCCCCCTGCCCGACCCACCCCGGCCGGGACGCCTGTGGAGGACGACGAGGACAACGCCCGGGCGGCGCGGATCACGCACGAGGCCGCGGCCCGCCTGGTCCGCAAGGAAACGTCCGCCCTCCGCCGGTGGGCGCCGCGCTTCGCGGACGATCCGGCGGGCTGGACGAGCTGGGTCACCGGGTTTTACGGCACCTATGTTGCCGACCTGGAGCGTGATCTGCTGCTCGAGACCGTGCCGGCGCGCGCCTACTGCGCCGCGCATTGCGACCAACTCCTCACCGGCGGGCTGGCTGTCACCGAGGCGTGGGATACTGACGAGGCGCCGCGGCTTGCCGCGCTCGCCCTGGAGGGCTAAGACATGAACGAGCGCTATCAGCGCGTGACGAAGTTCGTAACCCAGCACCCCTGGGCGATCATCCCCGATCGGCTCGACGCGCTCCTCGAGGTTCTGGCGCTCCGCGCCGAGGGTCGCGTGCTGACTGACCAGGAGATCCAGGCGCGCCTCAGCGCGGCTCCAGCGCCGCCGGGCCGCCGCACCGTGCAGGCGGTGGCCGTCGTGCCGGTCTTCGGCATCCTCGCGCATCGCATGAACCTGATGACGCAGATGAGCGGGGGCACGTCGACCGAAGAACTGGCGGGTGCGGTCGAGGGCCTCGTCGCAGACCCGGACATCCAGGCCATCCTCCTCGACGTCGACTCCCCGGGCGGAAGCGTCTTCGGCGTGCAGGAGCTCGCCGACCGGATCTACAAGGCGCGCGGCACGAAGCCCATCGTGGCCATCGCCAACGCCACGGCCGCCAGCGCGGCCTACTGGGTGGCGAGCCAGGCCGACCAGGTCCTCGTCACGCCGAGCGGGCAGATCGGCTCGATTGGCGTCGTCGCCGTCCACCAGGACCGCTCCAAGCAGGCCGAACTCCTCGGCGTCCGCCACACGTTCGTGACGGCCGGCAAGTTCAAGGCGGCCGGGAATGACATGGAGCCGCTCGACGAGGCCACCCGCGCCGACATGCAGCGCCGGGTTGACCAGTATTACGGCGCCTTCGTCCAGGCCGTGGCCCGGGGCCGGGGTGTCCCGGTGGCCGAGGTTCGCGACGGGTTCGGCGAGGGGCGTGTCGTGAGCGCCGGGGACGCGGTTCGGCTGGGTATGGCCGATGGGGTGGGGAGCCTTGACCATGTGCTTGGGCGGCTCGTCGCCGGCAAGCCGGCCCTCGGCCCGCGGGCGGCGGCGGACGGGCAGACCACCGATATGATGCCGCCCGACGAGGACGGCGAGTGCCCGGAGGGTTACGAGCTTGGTGATGACGGGATGTGTCACATGATGCCAGCCGAGGGCTCGCCGGCTGGGGTTGCGGCGCGGCGCGAGGCCGACGCCTTACGGCGGCGCCTCGCGGCCTACGAGCCCTAGCGCGGCCTCCAGATAGATTCTCTTGACACGCCGCTCCGACGTGCGGTAGTCATAGCGGCGTAGGGTCGCACCCGAGACGCGATGGCCTGACGGTCGGTCGTGAGGGGCGACTAGCGACAGCGAGACGCACGGCTCTGTCGAGCGCGTGTGAGCTGCCAGGGGCAATCACGAAACGATATCGTGGTTGTCGGGCGCTCCACGCGCTTTTGCTTTGTGCGTGGCCTCCACCCGGCGACCCGGCCAAGGAGGCACGGGCATGGCGACGAAGCGCAACCGGCAGTTGGCGACCCACCGCGCAGAGCTCGACGGCAAGCGAAAGGGCCTGGTCCAGGAGGCCCACGCGCTCAACGAGGCCGCCGACAAGGACAACCGTCTCAAGACACCGGCCGAGAAGCAGCGTGTGGATGCCATCCTGGCCGAGCTGGACGAGAACAAGGTCCAGGTCGACGCCGTCACGGCCGAGATGGACGCTGAGGACAAGATCGAGGGCCACGAGCACCGGGAGATCGGCCAGACCGGGCCAGAGTTCTCACGCGCCCGCGTCATCGAGACCCGCGCCGAGTTTCGGGGTTTCGGCGAGCTCCTCCAGGCCATCGCCGCGAAGAGTTCGCCCGTCCTGGCCTCCAGGATTCCGAACGCCGAGGTCCTGCTCCACAAGCTCGAGGTCTACCAAGCGGCCAGCGGCATGTCGGTCGGGTCGCCTACGGATGGGGGCTACATCGTCCGCACGGACTGGTCAGGGGCCATGCTCGACCGCGCGCGCGAGGCGGCCGCGATCCTGCCGCTGACACGCAACATCGGCATCGGCGCTGATGCCGACTCGCTCGAGTACCCCTTCATCGACGAGACGAGCCGCGCGACGGGCTCCCGGTGGGGCGGGGTCCAGGTCTTCTGGAAGTCGGAGGCGGCGACGGTCACGGCCAAGGCACCCAAGATCGGGAAGGGCGAGCTGCGGCTCGAGGAGATCATGGGGCTCGCCTACGCGACGGAGCGACTGCTCCGCGACGGCACCGCCCTCGAGGGCATCGTGACCAGCGCGTTCGAGTCCGAGTTCGCGTTCACGATCGACAACGCGATCATGCGCGGGAGCGGCGCGGGCCAGCCGTTGGGCTTCTTCCTCGGCGCCGGCGGCACCGCCCACCCGGCGTACGTCGAGGTCGCCAAGGAAGGTAGCCAGGTCGCCGCGACGGTCGTCGCCGCGAACGTCACCAAGATGTACGCCCGGATGCCCGCCCGGTTGAAGTCGGGTGCGGTCTGGCTCATCCACACCGACGTGATGACCCAGCTCCCGCTCATGGTGATCGGCCAGCAGCCGGTCTGGTTGCCGCCTGGCAACCTCACCCAGGCCCCCAACGGCCTGCTGCTCGGCAAGCCGGTCATCGAGATCGAGCAGGCCGAGGCGCTCGGGACGGCGGGCGACATCCTGTTCGTCAACCTCGGCGAGTACGTCACCATCACCAAGGCGGGCGAGGGGCTCCGCGCCGACAGCTCCATGCACGTCCGCTTCCTCTACGACGAGATGGCCTTCCGCTGGGTCTACCGGATCAACGGGCAGCCCACCTGGAAGACCTCGCTGACGCCGTTCAAGGGCGCGCTGAACTCGAGCCCGTTCATCGGCCTGGCGACCAGGTCATAAGGAGAACACCATGACACGGCGTCTACTCGGCGGTGTTGGTATCGTTCCGCTCTTCGAGCCCATCGACATCGGGGCGGCGGCTGCCGACTCGGAGACTATCCTCGTCGGCAATGCCTCGCTCATCTCGATTATTCTGCAGTTCGGCAATATCACGGCCGACAACACCCTCATCCTCTACGCCGGTGCCACTGCTGGCGCGAAGACGACGGGGCTCGCCTTCACCTACCGCGTCTCGGGCGCGGACTACAAGGCCATCGCTGCCGATCAATATGGCGCTGATGTTGCAGTTGCGGCGACCGGCCTGGTCCTGACGGCGGCGAGCTTCGATCATCGGACGATGGTCATCGACCTGGCTGATGCGGACATGCCAGCCGGCCAGCCGTGGCTGACCGCGAATCTTGACGGGTCGGCGACCGTCCAGCTCGTCGCCGGCGTCGCCCTCATGGGCGGCCTGCGCTACGCGCCCGCCGCGAGCATGGTGCCGGCGAGCTAACGGCAGCAGCGAACGCGGGGGCGGTCCATCCGGGCCGCTCCCGCGACGACGCACCGTGAGGAGGATGGGTGGCTCTCAGGTTGGTCGCACCGGCATCACCCGCGCCGATCCTCGAGGAGATGCTGCTCCCCGATGCGAAGGCGTTCCTCCGCATTGACTCCACCGCCGAAGACGCGCTCCTGGTCTCGCTCCTCGGTGCCGCCAGGACCTACATCGAGGGCCGCGATGGAGTTGCCAACCGGGCGCTGCTGACGCAGACGTGGGATTGGACCCTCGACAGCTTCCCCTACTGCCAGCCCCTCCGGGTGCCCCTGCCGCCGCTCCAGTCCGTGACGTCCATCACGGTCCGAGGCATCGACGGCGTCCCAGCGGTCTGGTCGTCGACCGCCTATGAGGTCGACATCGCCGACCCGCTGCTGCCGGGCCGCATCCTGCCCGTCTTCGGTGGAACATGGCCGGTGGTCGGATACGTCCTGAGCCCCATCACCATCCGCTTCGTCGCTGGCTACGGCACGCGGGTG